AGACAATCTTTTTAAGTGTAGATTTATTACTATTTATAAAATTAGTGAATCTTGTATCTATATTTTTTATAGAGGTTACTCTACACTGCGGACAGCAAAAAGTAATATCTTTATTTACATTCATTCTTAAAATAGAATTGAAGCAATTGAGACAAAGTTTAATAGAACACTCCCCAAAACAATTCACAACATTATTTAGAGACCCATAACACACGTCGCATTCAGTCATATATATATATTAATATAATATCCATTTCTAAATAAAAAAAAAGTAAATTATATAGATGGAAAAGCACACACTACCGATGATTATACAAGATTTGAAATCTAAAAGAGACGCTTTATCATTAGCACACGAGCAACTGAAAAAAGATAGCGATGACTGGAACAAATGTATTATAGTTTTGTCTCTATTATGTGGGATGTTTGAAAGTATGAAGATAAAGATGGGTTGGGATAGTGATGTGGTCGCACTTGTTCCTATTGCTTTGTCTTCGGTAATTGCTTCTATATCGGCACTCATAAAGTTTAAAAAGTTTCCAGAGCAAATGGAAGTCATATTACAAAGCCAGTCGCTATTAACTCACACGCTAAACAATGCCCGTAATGAGAAAGTAGTTACAGATATATTAACCAAAGAATATCATGACGCATTAGAGAAGTTAGAAACAAGTGTATATCCCGATATACGGCGTAGATTTTTAAAAATATCCCATAATAATTTAATAGCTATTCTGAAACAAGAACAGAAGTTTTTTGATTCATTACATAAAGTAGAAAATGGGATTGAATTAAGTGGGTCATCGGTTGGTTCGAATGAATCACCCCTAATACGCTCAGATGAAGATGAACTATGAGAATGGACTAAATGAACCATATCGTATTGTAAAGGTTGGTTCTTGTGTGTTGATTCCGAACTTCTTTCGCATATATATTTGTTTTTGTTTTGCTTTTATTTCTAGCTTATGGTCTTGGTAATATTGTTTAGACCTATCCTTCAATAGTTCAGCGTTGTTATCGTAATATTTAGAATCTTTTTCTTGTATTTTGTCTCTGTTTGTTTCACGCCATTCTTTTTGTTTTTCCTTGATTTGTTCTTTATTTTTTTCATAGTATTTCTTTTGAGATTCAACATACATTATATTATTATTTTATTTTCTTTTTATATAATAAATGTACGGAAACAGGAGAATATACAATCTAGTGGGAAACCATAAAAACTCTGACATAGTAAAAGGTATATATGAAAAAGATAACCATATATCAACAAAGTATCTTTTGTCTCTAAAAAAATATAATGGAGACAACTGTTATCATTGTAGGTGTGAGTTAGACTGGGGAGACTTAGGTCATATTCGTCGTAATAGACAAGTAACTTTACAGAGATTAGATAACACAAAGGGACACATTCGTGAGAACGTTTTTTTTGCCTGTTTTGAGTGTAACGTCAAGAAACGAATGGAAAATAAGCAGACCATAATAGATAAGTTTGAGCCCAATAAAACTTATAATTATGAAGAGATACGAGAAATTATATTAGCCTAAAACTCAGTTATAACATAATTTCAATCCTCCTAATTTTTGTATCGCCTTCTCTCGTTTAAGTTCATCTCTTTCTCGTTTGACTTCTTCAAGTTCTTCTTCAAGTTCTTCTTTTTCTTCAAGTACTTCATCATTATATTCATCAAGTTCTTTATATTTTTTTTGAAGTTCAATTTGTTCTTTCAATAGGTAATCTTTATAATCAGTTTGTTCTTTTAATTGCTTTCTTATTTTAGCATTTTCTTGTTGTAATGCTACTACCATATGTACGTTAGCCATTGTTAGATAGAAAAGAAAAAAAAATCCAAATCAATTTTTAAAAATATAGAGCCCAAAACTCAGTTATAGGATATTAGTTGTATGGGGGGGTACACAGAAATATTAGATTTTAGTCAAAAATCGCAAAAAATATTTGTTATGAAAAATGGTAATAAATATTTATATTTTATTGAATATTAATGATTGTCTAAAACCTATAGGTTTTAGACAATCATTAATATTCAATAAAATATAAATATTTATTACCATTTTTCATAACAAATATTTTTTGCGATTTTTGACTAAAATCTAATATTTCTGTGTACCCCCCCATACAACTAATATCCTATAACTGAGTTTTGGGCTCTATATTTTTAAAAATTGATTTGGATTTTTTTTTCTTTTCTATCTAACAATGGCTAACGTACATATGGTAGTAGCATTACAACAAGAAAATGCTAAAATAAGAAAGCAATTAAAAGAACAAACTGATTATAAAGATTACCTATTGAAAGAACAAATTGAACTTCAAAAAAAATATAAAGAACTTGATGAATATAATGATGAAGTACTTGAAGAAAAAGAAGAACTTGAAGAAGAACTTGAAGAAGTCAAACGAGAAAGAGATGAACTTAAACGAGAGAAGGCGATACAAAAATTAGGAGGATTGAAATTATGTTATAACTGAGTTTTAGGCTAATATAATTTCTCGTATCTCTTCATAATTATAAGTTTTATTGGGCTCAAACTTATCTATTATGGTCTGCTTATTTTCCATTCGTTTCTTGACGTTACACTCAAAACAGGCAAAAAAAACGTTCTCACGAATGTGTCCCTTTGTGTTATCTAATCTCTGTAAAGTTACTTGTCTATTACGACGAATATGACCTAAGTCTCCCCAGTCTAACTCACACCTACAATGATAACAGTTGTCTCCATTATATTTTTTTAGAGACAAAAGATACTTTGTTGATATATGGTTATCTTTTTCATATATACCTTTTACTATGTCAGAGTTTTTATGGTTTCCCACTAGATTGTATATTCTCCTGTTTCCGTACATTTATTATATAAAAAGAAAATAAAATAATAATATAATGTATGTTGAATCTCAAAAGAAATACTATGAAAAAAATAAAGAACAAATCAAGGAAAAACAAAAAGAATGGCGTGAAACAAACAGAGACAAAATACAAGAAAAAGATTCTAAATATTACGATAACAACGCTGAACTATTGAAGGATAGGTCTAAACAATATTACCAAGACCATAAGCTAGAAATAAAAGCAAAACAAAAACAAATATATATGCGAAAGAAGTTCGGAATCAACACACAAGAACCAACCTTTACAATACGATATGGTTCATTTAGTCCATTCTCATAGTTCATCTTCATCTGAGCGTATTAGGGGTGATTCATTCGAACCAACCGATGACCCACTTAATTCAATCCCATTTTCTACTTTATGTAATGAATCAAAAAACTTCTGTTCTTGTTTCAGAATAGCTATTAAATTATTATGGGATATTTTTAAAAATCTACGCCGTATATCGGGATATACACTTGTTTCTAACTTCTCTAATGCGTCATGATATTCTTTGGTTAATATATCTGTAACTACTTTCTCATTACGGGCATTGTTTAGCGTGTGAGTTAATAGCGACTGGCTTTGTAATATGACTTCCATTTGCTCTGGAAACTTTTTAAACTTTATGAGTGCCGATATAGAAGCAATTACCGAAGACAAAGCAATAGGAACAAGTGCGACCACATCACTATCCCAACCCATCTTTATCTTCATACTTTCAAACATCCCACATAATAGAGACAAAACTATAATACATTTGTTCCAGTCATCGCTATCTTTTTTCAGTTGCTCGTGTGCTAATGATAAAGCGTCTCTTTTAGATTTCAAATCTTGTATAATCATCGGTAGTGTGTGCTTTTCCATCTATATAATTTACTTTTTTTTTATTTAGAAATGGATATTATATTAATATATATATATGACTGAATGCGACGTGTGTTATGGGTCTCTAAATAATGTTGTGAATTGTTTTGGGGAGTGTTCTATTAAACTTTGTCTCAATTGCTTCAATTCTATTTTAAGAATGAATGTAAATAAAGATATTACTTTTTGCTGTCCGCAGTGTAGAGTAACCTCTATAAAAAATATAGATACAAGATTCACTAATTTTATAAATAGTAATAAATCTACACTTAAAAAGATTGTCT